TTGTACTACGGCGCTAACCCGCATTACGTGCTACCAACACGGCTGAGGACTACTGACTTTCTGTGCTGTGTGCATAGCGTCAAACACAATCCCCATGCGTGTAAGTGTTGGGATTCCACCAACGCCCTCATCGTTTTAACGCCTGCGAGTCCAAGGCGGTTAGTAGCTCACATCAAGCAGTGTTTTTCTTAACTTCATAGAAAGGACCAAACAGACAACGGCGCTAACCCGTTGCACTACCAACAACTTAACTATATCAAAAAAAATCCCCAGCACAAGCTAGGGATAAGTACGGCAACTGCGGTTGATCGTACGAGATTATTCTACCCCGTAGTAAGCAATCAGAGCTGCATCAGCAAGTGCTTGGCCAGCGCCCTTTTTGTCTAGCTCCCTCCACTCTGGCCACATCTGAATAGCCCGCGATCTTGAGGCGTCCTTGTCAGAACCAATAAGACCAGCGCGTTTTTTCCACGCTTGGGGTGTAACAAGTTCCACTCTCATCTCAAACGCCCCCAGTACGCCGGCGATTACTCCGCAGGAATGCCCAAAGCTAAACATCGATGAAACCCCCTGTCCTGGCATAGCCCCCACCTGTTCCACATAGACTTCTGTAGGGACAAGACTACTAGAGTAAGGCCTGATCATGGCAGCCAGCGCGCTTGCATTTACTCTACTAGTTGAGCCAATCTTCATCACAGGCATACGATAAGACTCAGCTGGATGGCCGTTGTACAGCACCACGATAGCACCCGATACGCCTGGGTCGATACCTATTTTTCTCATATTTTTCCTTAGTGATTAAAAAATACTTGCAAGACATGATAGAACATGGGTACAATGTGTTGCCATTCTACTTCAACGGAGAAAATGTGTGATTATCACCAACAAGTTTAATTTGCCTCAGACCTTCGTGAACATCATGAAGCGTCCTACCTACTCTAAAGGCAGAGCACACCTCTCAGCCACAGAGATCATCAATAGCCCGCGCATTGTGCTCCTACGCAAGAAGCACGAAGACAAGATCGAGACAGACGTAACAGAGATGGTCTGGTCTATCTTTGGAACAGCGATCCACGGCGTCCTCGAGCACGGCAAGGACGAGAACCACCTAGTTGAGGAACGCATCAGCACAACCTTAGACGGCTGGAATATCTCAGGCGCCATTGACCTACAGATCGTCAATGAGGACGGCTCCATCACCATCAACGACTACAAGACTTGCGCCGCTTGGTCTGTGATGAATGAGAAGATCGACTGGGAATACCAGCTCAACATCTATGCATGGCTGGTTGAGAAGGTGAAACAAGTTCCAGTTACCAAGCTCGAGATCGTGGCCGTAATACGCGATTGGAGCCGCCGTGATGCCGCGGTCAAGCAGAACTACCCAGACGCCCCTATTAAGGTCATACCGATCAATCTATGGCCTTTTGAGCAGCGCGAGCAGTTCATCCAAGAGAGGATCACAGAGCACTCCAACGCCTTGTTTGAATCAGAGACTGGTGAGGAGCTGCCACCCTGTACTCCAGAGCAGATGTGGGAAAAACCAACCAGCTACGCCGTCAAGAAGATTGGCGGGCTAAAGGCTAGGAACATCTGCCAGACCAAGGAAGAGGCAAGCGCCAAGCTGGCTGAGTACGGCAAAGACTATGAGATGGAGGTACGCCCAGGGGAAAGAACCCGTTGCGCTAACTTCTGTTCGGTCCGTCCATTTTGTTCACAGTGGGAGGAATATGTTCAACAACAGCGCACCTGATTGTCAAAAGATATGGAGGTCCCATGGATGGCGGCCTCCGACAGAGTACAGGACAGATTACCTGTTCTTACACAAGTGGGGGACCAAGCTAAATGGAAAACCCAAACGTAAACCCGGCCGTAAAGGAAGAAAAAATGCAATACAACCTAAGCATACAGTCAGAGGACTTCGCATTCCTCATCGAAGCAATTAAACTACGCGCCCTTTCTATGATTGAAAGCCTAGAAAGCCAGCGTAACAACATCGTGCGTCAGATGCTTGCAGAACCAACCCCGTCAGAGGTTGTCAAGGAAGCAATTAAAAAGAAGGTAATACCAACTAAGAGGCGTCGTGGCCGCCCTGCGAAAAAGTAATGCAGATACGACCACAACGACCCGACTACTCTATGAAGTTCACCAACCCCGATGGCGAGATCATTGGCAAGCTGGACTTCAATGGATGGGTAATGACATTTGATGGCGCAGCTGAGGAGAGCGCTATTAGATTTTTTCACTATGTCTCGCAGATGTTTTCCCAGCGTCTGGACGAGGAATATCAACGCGGTCTAACAGAAGGAAAGAAATGACAGTACACAAGAAGCTTATGGCGGCGCGAGTGGCGCTCCAAGGCATTGAGTTAAGAAAGTCGGGACAAAATAAGTTTGCCGGCTACAGTTACTTTGAGCTGGGTGACTTCCTGCCACACATTCAAAAGATATTTAACAACATCGGTTTGTGCGGCGTGGTTTCATACAACACAGAGTACGCAACCCTATGCATCACCGATGTAGAGGACGGCACAGTCATTGTGATCACCAGCCCTATGGCAGAGGCTAACCTCAAAGGCACCCACCCCATTCAGAACCTGGGCGCCGTCGAGACTTACCAACGCCGCTACCTCTGGATGACCGCCATGGAGATCGTTGAGCACGACATACTGGATGCCAGCGAGCCCATGAGAGAGGCGCCTAAGAAACCAGAACCAAAGCCTGAGCCAGAACCCGAGCCTGTCAAGCCCAAGTTCAAGCAGAAGCCTTTGCCTATCCCGCCACCATTCAAGAACGATATGGAACAGTTTGAGATCAAGGTTACTGAGAGCCCAGAAGGCAACTGGATTGGCGCTTTTGTGGACGCAGCCAAGGTTTGCCTTGAGCTAACTAAGTCAGCCGATGATGTTAGAACCATTTATAAACTCAATCACACTTTGTTTGAAAAAGTTAAAGCAGAGTACTCGGACCATCACGATGAGTTGATGGATTTGTTTAAAAAAGAATCTGAATCATTTAAGGAGTAAATCATGGACTACCCAAATCGCGGAACTTTGTGGATGAACAAGTACAAGAAGAAAGATATTCAACCAGACATGACTGGAGACATCAAGATCGAGCTTGATCTTATGAAGCAGCTCATGCAGGCTGCAGAGTCTGATCACGTTGTCATTAGGCTTGATGCTTGGGTCAGTAAAGACAAGGACGGCAATCGCAAGGTTGGCTTGAAGATTAATACCTACAAGAAAGAAGAAAGCTCAAGCCCAGTAAAGGATCCATGGGATGACTAAATTAATGACAAAAAAAGAGATACAGCAGATGCTGGAGGATTGCGAAAAGAGTAGCAAAACGCTTAAATTTACCAGCGATTTGTTGGATAAAAGGGCTGCCGAGATAGACAACCTTCAGGCGGCCAATGCCAAGCTTGAAGAGCAAGTCACCATGTCCGTGGGCGTGATCAAGTACTTAGAGATGCAGCTGGAGAAGCGGCGTGTCTGATGAGACTATTCAGTTTGAAGGCATCAAGACAGGATTAAAGCAGTCTAAGGACGGCTACATCCTGACTATGGCAGTTCACCCTGATGACCTACCAGACACCCTAATGCGGGACTTTGTTGGCTCGCGTTACGTTGTTGTAATGGTTCGTCTGGGTGACGATGAACAACCCCTCAATCGTGAGGGTGAGTTCCCAGGGGATCACGCCGTGAAAATGGCTGGCATTCTCTGCCGTGACCCTGAGTTCTGGGATTGGCTGCACGCCAAGGAATGGCTCATGGAAAAGAACGAGAAGGCTTGCTCTGAATGGATCTACTCCTATATTGGTATAGAGTCCCGCAAGGAACTCAAGACCAGCGAAGAAGCGCGCGAGTTATTTAACAGACTAAAAGCCAGTTTTGAGGCTTGGAGAAAACAATGAAGAACCTAGTACCCTACAGCGTGTACTTACCAGTTGAGTACTACGACAAAATAAAAGAGCTTGCCAAAGAACGAAAGGCATCCAGCACCGTCAGAGATGCTATCTGCATGATCTTGGATGGTGACGATAGCTTTCGAGCTGGCTATAACAAAGCCATCAAAGACGCCATAAAAGAGATTGACGCTATCAAGGAGATCGAGCATATTGCTATTCGCGGGAAGTACTTGAACGACCTGCTGGCAAGTCAACTCAAACAACTGGGGGCATAAATGATAGAAGAAAATGCAGAAAGACTTTCCGCGGCAATTTGCAATTTGTTTGATGAGTTTGGTGATATAGAAACCGAAGCCGTGCTAATAGGAGTTAGTGCGGTGCTTGCTGTCATTATTCGTGAAATTGGCATGTCCGACGAGAAAGCCATGAAAGCTTTTGCTGAGTCTTTGAAAGAAGCCAGAAGATGCCGTGATGATTTTTCTTTTAGGAAACACTAATGGAACATGAAGAAAACCTACGAGACTTGGCCGCCATGTTTGCCATGGTTGGTCTTATTCAGAAAAACTCAGACCCTTTTGAGGTAACAAAAGATGCTTTCATTTATGCCGATCACTACATGGACGCAAGGAAACAGAATGAAGAAGGAATCGTCGCCATCTCAAAGCGAAGAAAGACCAGCGA